CATTAAGGGCTCGGCGGTTGTTTCTACAGACATCGACTTTTAAGGGGTAACCTATGAACCGACATCAACTACAACCAATTGTCACAGCGGCACGCGACAACGCCGACGATCCCGCTTTAGTATCGGCGGCCATCTGGGAAGCGTTAAAGGATGACAGCGTTAAACCCGGCTGGCGTCTTAACATGATGAAACTGGCGTTATTCTGCGACCTACTCGCTAAGGGTGACGCTCAACCTTCATTTACTGTATTTGCCGAGGGTAATAGTAAATTACCGTTTTTGAGCTTCTCAGCTATGCCCGGCTTCGGTTTCTGTCCCGGCTCCGGCGATTGTCGCGACTGGTGCTACTCATTCAGCGCATGGCGCTACCCGGCGGCGTTCTGTCGACAGGTACAAAATACCGTTTTACTGAGCACCGATGCGGGACGCTTCGCGATTGCGGATGAATTACGCGCGCAATTACGGCGGCCAAAATATCGCGACCTCGAGCGCGTCGATTTTCGGCTTTATGTCGACGGCGATTTCCGGGACGTGCTCGACGTACATTTCTGGATGGCACAAATCAAATCACTGCCACAGCTCGCCGCGTACGGTTATTCGAAAAGCTTTACCGAATTACTAGGCTATGACGTCGCCTTAAGTACTCGCGAGGGTTTAACGTTCGCCGCTAATAGTTGGCCGCGTAATTACGTTTTAAACGTATCTAGCGGACACCGTCACAGCCCCGAGGTCGTCGAGGCCGTCGAGCGGTTACCGATCACACGGGGTCGGTTTATTGCTGTTGCTATGCCTACAAAGGCGCGTCACAGCGACCACAGCGACCGAGAGCACCAGAACGCTCTACGTACAGCGTACGGCGCAAAGGCCTTCACATGTCCCGGCGAGTGCGGCACTTGTACGCCGACCGGCCATGCATGCGGCTCGGAGCGATTCCACGGCGTCGATATCATTATTGCCGCGCACTAAAACTACAGTGAGACACTAGCAACTATGTTCTTATATAAAGGAAATTACTTTCCAACGATGGCCGCGCTCATGGGCGCGATCCGTTACGACATCCATCAAGACAACCTATTAAGGGGTATTCGATGAGCATCTATAAAGACCAATTGATTCAAGCCCACAACCTAGACGTTGACCCGAGCGAAATACCTTTAAGACCTCGCCCGTCATTTATAGGGCGTTTGATGTTTATTCTTTTATTAAGGGGTATTCGATGAAAACCATCAACGAATTGCACCACATTTGCGCAGACGCGCACTTAGAAGTCTCCAAGGCCTGCAATTGGGCCGAATATCTAGACAATGGTAAGCCCGTGCACCCCACGTACTTCTCAAACCTTCGGGATAACATAGAGCGGCTCGAGCTTCTTGTGCGCATGCTTAATATCGGTTTAGTGAGCCACGCCATACGTGAGCCACACCCGGACGCGTAAACCCCACGACGAAACGCGACCCGCTACGGCGGGTTTTTGCGTCTCCGGGCATTGGTAGCCCGTGAATGATTAGTGACCGAGGGGTATTCACAATGAATCAAATCACCATGAGGGCGCACCAGCGCATAGCAGAGACCGCGTGCGCGATTGTAGAGCACCTACATACCGGCGGGATAAAGCCCACGTTTTTATTGAGAATGGCCGACGATGAAGGGGCCGCGCAAGAGCGGTCGTTCATAGTCGCCGAGCTGGCGGAGTTCATAGAGCGCGCCTACTTTTACGCCGAGGCGCTCGGATATGATGACGCCTTTGATTGGGAATTCGTACCGGCTGTTTTGGACTATATGCAAGACTGGCGATTCTTCCACGAAGAACCCGCGCGAGCTGTGGGCGTTGCAGTCTATGAGCGGTGGCAGACTGAGCAAAACTATCGAAAAGAGATCGCTTTCGATTACTAAGCGCTTAAACGCTCACAAAAATTTTTACCTAGTGCGTTACTGCTCAGAAAAATTTTTACCTAGTGCGTTACTGCTCAGAAAAATTTTTACCTAGTGCGTTAATGTTCAGAAAAATTTTTACCTGGTGCGTTAATGCTCAGAAAAATTTTGACCTGGTGCGTTAACGCTCAGAAAAATTTTGACCTGGTGCGTTAATGCTCAGAAAAATTTTGACCTGGTGCGTTAATGCTCAAAAAAATTTTTACCTAGTGCGTTAATGTTCAGAAAAATTTTTACCTGGTGCGTTAACGCTCAGAAAAATTTTGACCTGGTGCGCCCTGGTGCGCGCCCTGGTGCGTTTATTTCTTAGACTGTTTTGGCATTAAAACAGCGTGAAAAATGAACGTGGGCGCGTCCTGGTCCGTGCTCGCCTGATAGCCAGGGGGTCACCTGGTGCGCGCCCTGGTGCGCGTATGCGTGCGCCCTGGTGCCCTTGTAGGCATCGGGTCGCATCACCTGGTGCGCCCTGGTGCGGTTTTTGTCCTCGGTTTCCATCGATCGGAAAAATCGATCAAAAATCAAAAAAAATGAGGAAAAAGCGATCATCAGAAAAAAATCTGAGCTCGTTACGCACCCTACTACACGGAACACATCTACACGAAAAGTGTCTACACAAAAATTGTCCACACTAAATCTTGAGCTTCTTTTTTATCTTCTCAATCATCATCTCGACGTCGACGCCTTTCTTCAGCAGATTTGCTGTTGTGACATTTGTGACACAACGATTGAAGGTTAGAGCTATCCAATCGTAAGCTGTCATCATCTTTTCTCTCAACAATGTGGTCCACGACATCAGCAGGGCGAAGCAAACCTCGACTGAGACAATCAACGCAGAGAGGGTTACGACTAATATAAGAACGACGGAGACTCCTCCAATCTTTACTGCTGTACCAATTATCTCGCTTGCGGTCTTCATCTGTAAAATTTCTCCTCCTGGCACGATGACCCAGGAACGCACGAGCCTCTCGCACATGCCTCACGCACATGCCTCGGGCGGCTTTCTCTGGGACTAATTCTGGACACCCAGGATAGCGGCAGGGTGTAGGTGCCGCACTAGGCACGGTTGATTAAGTACTGTTCTAGATAGTGGCTAAACCACCTGATCTTAGACGCGTCCTGAGTAGGATCTGGGTGCTTGTGCATGATCCTCCAGTTGTACTTGGCAATGGTGCCCCGCATGTATCCGATGAATTCCTCATGCGTTAGCTGTGCTTTGATGGCGTCTATACACTCCACACCGTTGTCGTGGGCGTAGTGCTTAGGGCGCTCAACTGCGTCAAACGTAGTTGTGTCCTTGCCTGTCATTGTTTGCCTGCTGGCAGAATCCCACTCAGTGGTGGTTGCGTTATCTATGCTGTTTCTTGTTTTGCTGTACATGTTTACTCCTCACACATGCACCAACATAAAGACTGCGGTTCTATGGCAGTTCTTCATACTGGCAACGCTGGTGTCATTACTTGTTTAAAGGGAGGTTGATCTCGTCATTCGGGTGCCATAGACGGATGTTTTGGTTGACCCAATCGTAGTCGTGGCAGCGCAGGATGCGAGCCAGTCGGGCCTGGCATATGGCAGCAGACTCAGCAACATCTGGGTTTTTGTAGAAGCTGCGGTATGTCTCGAGCACCTCGAACCACAGACGCTCCAGGTATACGTCGTCGTCTTCGTTCTCATCGAGGGGTGGCAGGATAGCGGCGGCTTTCTTTTTACCAATACCAGGGCAACCCTTGTAGCCATCGGTAGAGTCACCCATCAGCGTTTGATACATCCAGTTGTAATTAGCCTGGTTGATGCTGGTGTTGTGGTGTTCGTTGTGATGGAAGTCGTACAGTCGACCTGGGACGGTCTTCATGTCCTTATCACTACTGACCATCACACTATTGCTTGGGTTCCTGGTGTGCAGGATACCGAGCACATCGTCGCCCTCGAGGTGATTGATCTCGATGTTGGAGTAAATGGTCTTGAGTTCACGCACCAGCTCCCAGTACATCCTCGGCTTAGGCTTTGGATTCCTGTTCTGTTTGTACGTGCTGTCGACCTTTTTGCGGAAGTTGCTACGGTCAGACGGTGAGAATACAAGTAGTACCTCACTGTCCTCGAACATCTCGTTGAGTTCCCTGATTTCATCGACCGCTACACCTACGAGATTCTCAAGTGTGACGTCTCGTCGTGGTGTTTGATCGAAGGGGTCTAACTGCTCGGCTATGGTTGCTGTCTGATACGCAATGATGTCGGCGTCAATCAAGACGTGGAACGGCTGAGTCATCGCTACCTCCTGTGAAGTGAGCAAAACCCACAGTCTCGATGTCAGCGTCGTGGTAACCGGCTAACCAAAATGATTTATCTTTTAGGTCGCAGTCGCCATACGGACATGAGCTCTTAGGTTTCTGATTGAAGTAGGCCTGTTTACCGGCCTGATAGATTTTTTGATCTTTGGAACTAATCCCCTGCATTTTTGTACCTCTAATGTGTGTCGGCCCAGGAACTGCCAATCTGGTAATCACCAGCGAAAGGCACGGGCAAGTTCAGGCGCTTTCCAGCCATCGCTATGCTTAAAGCGAACAGACCACCTACCAGGTCAGCTATTTCTGTACGTGCTGATAGTTGTTGTTCGTCGTGGACGTTTGCCAGTAGCGCAAAGTCTTTGCCGTGGACTAGTCCTTCGCTAGGCACAAGCTCGAATAAAAAAAGGGCCAAGGCTTGCTTCATAAGAATGGAACCGCTGCCTTGTAACAGCGTGTTGAGGGCAGTCCGTTGCGCGGAACTGGCTCTACGTCCATCAGGCAAAGTCACATAGCCACGTTCGGCTGCTTGTTTCTGTACCTGCTTAATCAACTCCCCAAGGCCCAAAACGCCAGACTCAATACGAGACCTGGCAACCTTTCCAAGAGCAGGGAAGGAACTCTTGGGAGGGACTGGTTTACCGGCTTGCTCTAGATCATCGGCAACTATCGACCCTATCTTTGTGTCTCCTGCGCCGTAGATCAGGGCGTAGTACAAGGTCTTTGCGTTGTCTCTAGACAGCAGTCCGGCTGCTTTCATGTTGATGGTGTGAGGATCGGTGCCTTCCTCTTTCTTGCCGCGAAGTACAG